TTTTAACGAGTTTTTAACTTGCGCTTTTACGGTTTCACTAACCCCGTTAATGTCAATATCTAAATAATTTACACTTGTCATAACCCCAACGCCAATATTAGAAGCTTTACCACCGCCAACAGTATAATAAATATACAAAGTTGAATTTGATTTTGGAATTTTTCCCATGAAATTATTATTAAGCATTTTATTTAACAAATATTGATTATAATCATTTGTTAGATTAACGTTATTAATATTTTCATCACTACCAGCCCCAAAAATTATTTTACAATAATTGTTATCGGTGTATTCTGTTATAAATTTTTGTGTTACCGATTTCCATTTAGCAATTGATGGTATATAACCATATATTTTAGAACCATCTGGATTGTTACCACAATAAGTATTTCCGTAATTTGTAGTGCCAGTCAACCCATAATTACCAATTTCTGTAAGTAGTTTGTTTTTAAACGTATCACTACTAACTAAATCTTTGGCGAATATTTTATCAACAGTTAAATTATCTACCTCATACCATCTATTTTCCGAATCACCCATAAATTCAGAAATTGTTGGGTCTGATTGAACTGTCCCGTTATACACTAATATTGATTCAACTTTAACAACATTTTGTTCTGGTAAAATTATTTCCATAAAAGGCTGAACATCCGTTGATGTTATTAACTGTTTATATCTTTTACTCTCCCATGATATCATTACACATTTTTTTATTATAGTGTAGCCAACTGTGTTTCCGTTTGAATTTTTTAATGGAATTATAGTTCTATCGGAAACACCACTTTCATTAAATTGAGAATTAAAATTTAAATCGGATTGTAATTCAAATTTCTGGCCGCCACCTGATGATTGAGTACCCCTACGAAGAATTGGAGCGTAAGACCAATCTGGTTCAAATCTACCCCCACTTGTATTTGTTGGTAAAAAACAAGACCATTCCGCTTCAACAATAGATGGTCTTTTACCAGTTACTTTTAACCCGTTAGTTCTAGCTGCCGCCAATAAAGACTTCCTCTCTTGCATATAATCAATTTGAGTTTCTTGAAATCTTTTATCCATGTGGTAACTTAAATTATCTCCAATACCAGCAGCAATGTCCATAAAAAATGTACCGATAGCCGAATCTTGAAAATCGTTTATTAATTCTGGATAATATTTTTGTGTTAAAAGTCTTAACTCATCCTTATATTCCGAGTATGTTTTAGCGTTGTAATTAATTTTTTTATCTTCCATTATATTGAAATGTTTATTTGATCGTTTGTTGTAAAAGCCCCTTCAGATACCGAATATGAAATTGAAATATCAGCTGTGTAATTATCATCTTCCAAATTTGAAACTGTTATGTCTTTTATTGTTACACTTGGGATATATTTTTTAATAGACTCTTGTAATTCTAATTTTATATCCGTATATGTTATACCATCTTTTGGTTCAAATACATATTCTAATAAATTAGTTCCAAAATCTGGATTTCTATATCTTTGACCTTTTGGTGTGAATATCAAGTGCATTAAATCAGATTTTAATTCTTTATATGGTTCATATTCCATATCAATAAAAAAACCTTCCTCTCCAACAGATGTTATTGGAAATTTTATACCTAAATATTTTCTATTTAATGCCATTATTAATTTTTTATTATAAATAGTATAGAAAAAAAATTTTTTTTGTAAATTAACGTAAAATAAAAAAGGCAGCTAAATCTAATTTAACAGCCTTTTTTTTATTATTATAAATAATTATTTTACACACTCAAATATTGTGATTAATTTATCATTTGGTAAATTTTTAACATAATTTTCATAAAAATTGATAACCCAATTAAAAGGTTCACAATCATCCATATCAAACCACATACCATTAATAACAACGGCGTTGGTAAAAAAGGATGTGTTATATTTAACATATTGATCTATATCTTTAAAATTTTCAAAATAACCAACAATATTTTGCATATTTTTAAATATATTTATATCGTTGGTTGTTTCTGGTTCTTGTTTTTCAACACACAATTCCCATGTTCTTGAATATTTATCAACATCAGTTTGTTCTCTATGTAATTTATTCCAATCAATATCTGATTTTTTAGCGGATGTTACATACTCGCCATTTAAATTTATTAATTTTTTTGAATATATTTCCCCGTTTTGTTCGCAGGTGGTCCACCTACCAAGTGGGTTATCGGTTGATATAATATTCTTGTTATTATCCAAATAATATAGTTCGGATAACCCTAAATAAAATTCGTCATCTGTTAACTTTTTTAAACTATTTATTTTATCTATTAAGACATTTCTATCCCTTAGATTTTTAATTGTTTTAAGATATTTTTTATAAACCTCTATTTGTAACTTTTTATATTTAGTTCTGTCTTTATAATGATATAATATATATGGTTCTACATTTATATTTTCATCAAACTTGGATATTTGCTCGTCTGGTTTATCACCTATGGCCAATACCGAAAAAAAATCATGTTGTTTCATTATTTTGTTCCTCCAATAATTTTTTATAAGTTTCAGCTCTTTCAATTAACAATTTTTGTTTTTCCTCTTCTAAAACGACTAAATTATAATTCTCTAATTTTTCAAAAGGATACTTTTTTAAATATTGTTCAAATGCTTTTCCAATAGAACCAGAAACCCCACCGTGCTTAAATAACACAATATCATTAACATTTACATTTAAATATTTATATGCTCTGCCACCTTTGAATACAACTGTAATTTCTTTTAATTCGTTTTGTTTATCAAACGTTTCACTAAAGATAATATTACTACTATCATACCAACAACGATCTGTTAATTTTTCTGTATTGTATTTACTAATTATTAAGCCCATTTTATATTAATTTTTAAATTTTCATTATTTCTTTGTATTTTGTATGGGTTAAATCCAACGCCTATTTCTTTTTCAATATCCCACATATTTAAACATAACCCACTATACCACTCATTTCCTGGTATATATGCGTTTTTAACTATTTTTTCACCATGTACATCTTCAACATATTTGACAGGATACCATTTTAAATTTTGGTTAAATCTTTCATCTTCATGCCAATATATTTTTAAAATATTTAGTTGTAAAATTATCAGTTTCTGAATAATTAATAGATGAAATAATAGTTCTTATACATTTGTTTTTGGAATGTAGTTCTTCTAATATACCAATGTTCAAACCATTAAAAGCTGCATCGTCCACAATTAAATCCGTGGCTTCTCTAGTTAAATATTGTGGTAATAAACCACTTCTTTGTAAAAGAATAGTTTTAACTTGATTTCCGTTGTTAAATGAAATTTCTTCTCTGTTGTTTTTTGTATAATTCAAATCGTAAAGGGGTAATTTATTTTTCGCTTCTGTTATAAATCCTCTGATTAATTCCATGTATCGATTATTTAATTTACCTTCACAGCCGCAATAAGCTACTTTAATATTATCTTCAAACATTAAACCATGTGTTGTTTTAGCCGCATATAAACAAGATATCCCACTTTGTCGGTATGTTTCAATAACATTAATATTGTAATCATTCCAATTTCGTAAAATAAGTTTTTGGGTTTCCGTTAAAAGAAATGGTATTTTATTCTGTGTTTTTGGATCAATTATTGTTAAATATTTTTCAATGAAATATACAATATCTTCACGGCATTTAACCCTTTCTCTCCTCCAATATTCGTTATTCCAATTACTATAATCGATAGTAACACTTTTAATATTTGGTGTTTTGTCCTCATACGTGAATAAAACGCCTTTTTCCATATCAGTTCTAACCAGATTTTTACCTTCTGGAACTTGAACTGAAACCAATTCAAAATTTATTTTTTCTGGTTTTTTATCTTCAATGTATTCAGAATAAACAATTTCAACTTTAAAAGCATCTCCTTCCCAAGGTTTATAACTAATTTCTTGTATATAACAATTTGTTAATTCAGCAAATGGCGAATAATCAATACCAGTATTTTTATATAACAGTAAATTAACTTCTATATATCTATCTTTAGTTGTTTCAATCCATTCTTTAAAATAATTAATATTTTTACCATCAACTGTTATAATAAAACTTCTTTTATCTTCAGTATATTTTTCTCTATCTATTTCATATAACTTATCATTAATTTCTACTTTCATAATTTATCTTATTTATTTCTACAAATGTACTACTTTTATTTTAATTTTTGTTTATATTTAACAAAAAAAGTTTATCAACAATAAAATGTTAATAAACTTTTTTTAATTGTTCTAACCGCATTTACTCCACGAACAATCTTGACAAGACACGCACCCATTTTGTCTAACTAATTTTCCACCACATTCGGGGCATTTTTCACCTGTTGATACACCATCTTTAATAAATTTTTTTAATGTTCTTATAACACCATTTTTCCATGAATTTATATTATCCCCACCCAAGTTCAATGTTGAAATAACATCTACAACATACTCTATTGGCATATTATGTCTAAGTAACCCTGATATTAATTTAGCGTAATTCCAAAATTCTTCCCTAAATGTTGTTGATAACCCTTTTACTGTTATTAGTTCACCCTCTTTTGTTTTATATTGAAAATCATATCTTGAAATTTGTTTAATGACTTCTTTTCCGTTTTCATCCTGAACAACTTTGGCGATTTTTGTTTTTATAATATTACCTTCATCAATATTAGACGGGATATTTAATTTATCTAATAATCCCGTAAATATTTCATACGGTTTTTCATTTAATAAACCAACAACACTAACCCATTTTTCACCACCATTATTAAATCTAACTACTTTACCTATTAAAGATTTCGGTCTTTTTTCTGCGTGTCCGTGTTGTTTTTCAACAACTGTTTCTGTTTTTTTGCTGGTTAAAACACCATCCCTAGAACCTTCCCTGTAAATAGTCATCCCTTTGCACCCAGATCTCCATGCCTCCTCATATATTTTACGAACAACTTCTTTACTTGTGTCTTTTGGTATATTTGTTGTTGCTGAAATTGAATGATCTATATATTTTTGTACCATCCCCTGCATTTTCACTTTTTCAACCCAATCTACATCTGAGGATGTTGCGCCGTAATATGGTGATATTTCAAATAATTTATCTAATTCATTTTCTTGCATCTTTGACAAAATAATAGTTGCATCTGCATATTGTATGTTATTTTTAACCGCATACCAAACAGAGAATTTAGGGTGTATTACAAAATATGTTTGAAACCAATCTCCAGTGCTATCAATAAAATCAGCTATAATTCCAGAGTTTTTGTCAATTTTCCTCTTTCTGTTATAATAAGCTTTAAATAGTGGTTCTATGCCAGATGTTGTTTGAGTCATTAAACTCGTTGAACCAGCTGGAGGGATTGTTAAACACGCAATATTTCGCCTACCATTTTTTATTTTTTGTTTTAGTTCTACTGAATCAATATCATCTGAGTTTATTAGTCTATTAATAAAAATATTATTTTTTTCTAACTCCCAATCAAATACACCAAATGTCGGTCTATTATCTATTTGACACATATCACAAGAACCAATATATACATTTGTTGATATTAATTTATGAACTTTAACAGAAAAGTCAGTTGCCTCTGCTGTACCATATTTATATCCCATTGCAGCTAACATGTCGCCCTCTGCTGTTACACCAATGCCCGATCTTCTCCCTAATAACCCAACTCGTTTAATTTCTCTCCATAGATCTAATTCTATTTTTTTCGTGTCTTCATCCTCTGGATCTGTTTCAACTTTTTTAATAATGCTTTCAATTTTTTCAATTTCCAAATCGATCATATTATCCATAATCTTAATTATTTTGCGAGAATGTTCGCGTAATAAATCAAAATCAAATGACGCATTATCGGAAAATGGGTTTTTAACATAATTATATAAATTTAATAACATTAAACGACAACTATCTTTATTGGATAATGGAATTTCGCCACAGTTTGATACATTTAACCCACCAGTCCAATATGTGTGCGTTTCATTATCAACTGTTATATCAAAAACTTCTGTTTCTTCAATAAAAGTTTTTGATAAAACCTTACCGTTTCTGCTTTTAGCTGTTGGATTATTTATAATTTTAGCTAATTTTTCGTTTTTGTAGTTTTGTAAAAATCCAATATATTGTAAAAATTTATTTTTATCTGTACTAATATTAATATCATAACTTTCTTTACAAATATAATCGCCGTTTTCAAATTTAACACAAGTAGATTTATTTGTTGTAAAATAAGATGAAATACCAACACTAGAAAGCATTAATTGAACTTGATCTCTTAATTGTTGAGATGTTGTTTTTAATGTGACCCTATTTTTAATAACAGACCCATTAGCTGAAAATAACCCTCTTAAAAACCCTAATTTAGTGTTATAATTACCGTATACAAATCTTTCGGGTATTTTTCTAAAAGGTAATAAATCTAATTCATTTTCTTTAATTGTTGTTTGAATTTCATATGCATAATCGTGTAACCCTGGTCTATATTTAATAATATAATCTTTTATTTCGCTTTCAAAATAATCAGAATCATCTTTTCCAACACATAAATGAACTAAATTATTAGATGCTTTATGAACAGTACCATCGCCAATCACAAGACCATCCATCACATCTTGCGGATTAGTAAGTGTTATTTCCCCAGAAACTTTAAATTCTAAATTGTCTATGGTTTTTACATTTTCAACCTCATTTTTAATCCCATTTTCAAGAACTCTATGATTGTTTGTACCTAAAAAAACACCGCGAGTTGTCCTATATTCATATACTGGTTTAACACCAGTAATCCACTTATTAATTATTTTAGTCCACCCAGTTTCGCTCCATATATAATCACCTACATTAACATCTTTAAATTTTTTAATACCACTTGGCGTTAATAAGGTCGCATATTCTGGTTGACATGGATTTGTTGAAATAGTTTTAAACCCAAAATCAGAATAACAATCTGGTATAGATTCATTAATTACAGTGTCCCAAAATAAAACGCCAGGTTCAGCTGATTTCCATGCATTGTAAATTATTTTCTCCCAAAGTCTTTCATTTTCTTTGTTTGGTGTATTGGAATTTAAAAATGAATTTAACCATCTATCACCTATTTTAACTGAAATATTAGCGCCTGTTACTTTCCCGTTTTCCATTTTAGCATCTATAAATGATTCAGCGTCTTTGTGTTCAATATCCATTGATAACATCAAAGCCCCTCTACGACCATTTTGCCCTACCTCTCTAATTGTATTTGAAAATCTATTGGCACAAATTTCAACAGGTCCAGTGCTGGTCATAGCAGCATTTTTAACTTTAGAATTTGAAGAACGATAACCACTAAGATCTGTACCTACCCCTCCTCGCCTTTTACTTATTTGCATTATTTCTTGATCAACCCTTGCAATTGTTCCGTATGAGTCTTGTTCTGGATAAGAAACGACAAAACAATTAGAAAGAATTGTAATATCATTATCATTACCAATACCAGCCATTGGGCTACCTTGTGGCACAATATATTTAAAGTCATTTATTAAATCAAATATTTGTTCATATGATAATGGATTTTCATATTTTAGTCCAACCCTATATAATTCACTGGTTAAACGATGGAACATGTCTGTTGGTGTACATTCATAATAAATGGTGTTTCCATTGTTATCAGTTTCTTTTAGAGAATATTTGCTTATCCACACACTTGTAGCTAAATCATCTCCGTTAAAATATTCCAATGTTTTTTTATAAACATCGTTATACACATATGTTTTTTTACCTTTTTGCATAATTCTTTTTTTTTAAATTTTATTTTCAATTTCTTCCTCTATTTTCCTCTTAGCCTCTTCTCGCCTTTTTTTAGCTTCTTCGATCAAGTTGGTGTTTTTTTCTGTTTTTCTTTCACCTTTAACGTTTTCATAATCAGACCAATTACTGTAAATTTGAACATTATCAGTATTTACATCGCAAGTGCCATTATTAAAATAAATACCTTCCATAACTGAACCTGAACGGCCACTTCTGTTCTTTAAAACTGCAATCGTAGCAATATTGTTTTCAATATCCTCCATTGACCTTGCAATCGAAATAACAATGTGCGCAATTTGTATCTTTTTAAAACTACCACCTGCTTTATCCATTGTTACAATGTCAGCATTCAATGAATCTTTTGTGCCCTGAGTTGGAACCCATAACGCAACATCTAAATCAGAAGCCAATGCTTCTAACGCTCTCATTGTATGTCCTTCACCAGTCCATTGATCTTTAAAGTTTTTTGAAGATGTTAAACACTCAAAATAATCAACAACTATTAATTCTGGTTTAAAACCTGTATTAGTCAACCTTTTAATATAATTTCTTAAATTAATTGGGGTTATTTCGCCAGTATTAAACTTCTTAATAATCAAGTTTTCATCAAACAGATCTGTTTCGTTCATTATCTCTCTAGCCAAATCAATATTTTCTGGTTTAGATAAATTTCTTGACTCAATATTGGTTATTTTTGCAATGTGTTTTCTTTGAATTTGTTTTTCTTTATCTTCAAAAACAATTTGTAGCGTTTTGTAACCAAGTGCTGCTGAGTGATTTGCGATTGCTGTTGTCATCGATGTGTTGTGTGTTACAATAAAATCTCTGGTTAAATATAAACCACTATTACTATCAACCATAATACATTTAGATTCTTCTTTTCTAACAAGTTCAATATCTTCTATAAAACGTTTATCTTTTCTTTTTGTTCTATAAATAACTCTATCTTGTTTTCTTTTTAATCTAAATATTGGTATCGACGGGTCACAAAGTGTTATAGTAACCTCATAGTGTATACCACAATCAATTTGTTTTTCATATTTTTTGCTGTAATAACCCGCTTTTTTATCTCTAACAATAGCGAAACCTCCTAATGATAAAACCAACGTTTTAACATCTTCTGCCAGTTGTTTTGATTTTGTATTAAAACAAGAACACCCATTTTTTTGACATGTACCATCGCTATCCATAAGCCCATTCAATATAGCAATACGGTTATCTATGTTATTATATAAATAATCTTTATGTATATATTTATCCTCACTTTTGGTTTTATTTGGATAATATTTTAATAAGTTATTTTTAAATTCATAACCTAAATATAAACTATGTGTTACATTTTCTCTTTCGTGACGAATAGAACTTGTTATATCTATTTCATTTGATAATAATTTAGTAACATCTTCAATATCCGAATCACCTACGGTAATAACAGTTCTTGAAAAACAACCATCTCCTATCATATACCCCATTAAATATGCTGGTATTGTTACTGGTATTGAATTAAATTCAACTGGACTAGGCATTGGTACTTTAAAGTTATGTACTTTATTCAACCCTCTTTTCCTGTATAACCCCTTTTCAATAATATCCCTCAAACTCATAGTTACAAAAGATTCATCTTTAATATAATCTTTTTTACCTTTATGTCCACGCCCAAGCACATATTTTTTACCACAACGTTGATATAATGTATTTACATTCCATAAATGATCTATACCGCATTCAACACTAACATTGTCAGAAAAAGTTACTTTATAAACATCTTTAACACCTTGTGGAAATGTACCAGTAACCTTTACTGGTTTACCAAACTCATTAGTTACAAAGTCACCTATTTGAATATCCCCCATTTTAACGAAGCCATTTGGTGTGCATATAATTTCACTAATAGGTTGTTCTTTCCCGAAGCTCGAAGGACCGATTAATACAGCCAACTCCCCACGACCTAAACCACCTTCAAGGGCGTCATCTACACCTTTAATACCTGTTGGTATTACATTCCTATAATCTTCAGATAATACCTCACCTAAATTATCTCTTAGTCTGATACCTATTTCATCTCTGTTGCCAGAAATTAAAGCACTCCTAATGAGTTCTTCACACTCATCGTATCTATCAATATCCCCTATCTTCAAAATTTCCCCAACTTTATTCCAAGCCTTTGTTAAATTTTGTTGTTTGAAAAATTTATGGGCTTTTTCTTTAATTGAATCATGTCCCTCACAAGATGTGTTTTTAATTTTTTTAACCAACTCAACAACTGTTTCAACATCTATTTCATTCCCATTTGTTTTTGAACGTAATTCAATTTCTATATCATCATATGATGGTACATA